GGGTTTGGGTGCTAATCCAAGTTCCCTCACAGTCTCTAGATTAGCAGGATTCGTGACAAAGTCAACGAATTGTCCAGGATCGTTGTCGAAACGAGCCCTGATATTTGAATTAAGACCATCAAAGGTCTCTTGAGCGCGACGAACCTTGTTCATCGCTGACTGGTAGTCTGTGACTTCGTAAAAGTCTTCTGGTAACGGCTGATAAGCGTTACCAATAGGCATTACGCCCTTGGCGTATTGAGAGACAATGCGATTAATATTGCACTCGTCTTTAAATTGTTGTTGTGTTTTCGTTTGCGAAAACGTGTTAACAGATGATTCATTTGAAGCTTCATCTGTATTGTAGTTATATGGAGAGCGTATAAACATTTTGTTTTACTTTCTAGTAAGTCCTCGGAGTAAATCGAGTAATGGTTTAATTTGTTGCGTTTCACGACCCAAATTGCCAAGATCCTTGGCTGCTTGAAGGTCTAACGCAGTAAGTCCAGTTTCATTAATTACTTTTTGAGCTTGTTGTCTCAAAAGATCACGTTTAACTGGTTCTGTAATTGTTGTTTCGTTAAGCATATCTGCTTGACGTTTTAAATAAGTAATAGTTGCATGAATACGTTCGTTTTCATCCTTAGTATTTTGAATTTGCGCAATAACATTGCGTGTTTCTTGATCGACTTTGCCGATCTGCTGTGATGTAAGGCCCGCTTGGGCCATTGTTACGTTGTATTGAGCTTCAGCTTGTGGGTGTCCAAAGCGTTCCGCTACTTGCGCTTCTACGCGGGCTTTAGCCGCGTTAGCGCTATTGAGTTCAGTTTGAGCTTCAATGTTTTTAATTTGAGCCCTGTTGAGTTCTGCTTGTGTAAAGTTGCTACTTGGTGTAGCAGCTGTAGATGTGGGCTGTGATCCAGCCCCTGAAGATACTGAAAGCATAGGATTAATGCCAGCTTTCTTCATATCTTCTGTTTGTGTTTGATATCTGGTTGCATATTGTTGGGCAGAAAACGCCTGAGCGTCTTCTTGCCTATTTTTTGCGCCAAGTATGTCGAGTATTGCACCAAGCATTGTTTTTCCCTTCGGGGGGTTATGCGATCCCTTTCGGGATCACACAACCTAAAGTTTAGAAATGATCGATTAAGCCAGGTACTGAGTACAAAGGCATAGGTCTGGCAGTTCTTATCTGAAAGAAAGAATCAAAGATAAATTGTTTACCGTTTGCCGATTCGCCAATAGCGACTACTCGGTCAACGGGAGGTCTATCTTCAATAAAAGTATCAGATAGTGTAGGCAGCGCAGTAAATTTTTGCGCTAAATGCCAAGCGTCCAATGTAGTTGGAGCTGTAGACCGGAAATATCCGGTAATTTGAGATGGGTGATATCTATATTCAGCCCATCGTTCTTGGTAACCAAAGACCTGATCGTCTGTTGATGTACCAGTTGCGTAGATTTCTTTATTAAGAACCTCTTGTTCGCCCAAATGAGCAAAAACAGGGAAATAAAAATCATAGCGAGTTTTACGGTTCCACATTCTGCGGAGACCTTGTTGATAGTTTAAGTCGGCACGAATGGAAACCATTCCGATAATAACGCCGTGTTCCGTAAAGCTTTGAGTAAAGCCGTGGTTACTTGCTAGCGCTGTGCCGACACCGGCAAGATTACCCAACGGAGAAGTACCACCGGTAAGACCTGTACCGCTCGTCTGAGCGACAGGATTGATGATAATAGGAGTTGATCCTCCGCCCAGATATTCTGGTCGTTGGAGACGTGCATCAGGAGATATAACACCGAAGTGTGAACGAATGATTTCGGTATATCGGGTACCTCCGCGAGCATCGCGTTCGAGCAATCGTTGTACTTGAAAAGATTCACGTAAAGCATTAATAGTAGCAGAAGTAGCTTCAGAAAGATCAGCATAAAGACCAGTGTTGATACCAGTACCAACACCACCAAATCTTAAATATTCATTATTAGCAAGTCCAGATTGATAAATAGATTCACCCCAAGAGCCATGATGAACATATAAAGCAGATACAGAAGTACCATCATTAACATAAATAGGTGAATTGTTACCATGTACAGGTGCAGTAGTGCCTAAAGGCAAAGTAACAGCATCACCCTTCTGAGGCCATGGTAAAGCAGAAGTAAAATAGTCGTGGCGTTTACCACGACGTAAAAGAATAAAATCAGAATAAGTATCCGGACCGTCATCCGTGGGTACCGGGACAGAATCTTGCAAATTCTGGTCACGGAACCATTGATTCCAAATCAAGTTATAAGCGCGTAAATGCAAAGCGCTATGAGAAATTGTAGCAGCAGCGCCAATTTGATTAACAGTAGGCAGGCCCATATAGTCCTGCAATGTATTAGTTAGATATCCGCCAATAGGTGAAGATGTTTGCGGAATAAGATAGTCGATTGAATCGCCTGGGTTATTTTGTTCCCCCATAAATTTTTGCCAATTTTCCCAAATTAGGCGATTAGGAACAAAGAAAAAGAAAGAGTCCAAATGGAGATTGTCCATTACTGGAAATAAAGGTGTAGATAGACGTGCAAACGCAGTCATCTTAAGATTAAATGTATCGCCTGGGAGTACTTCGTCTACATATACAGGTACAAGATAACCAGCGTCAAATGTAGTTTTGTGTGAAGTTTCGATAGCAAAGCTAGATCGAGGAATATCGGCACGAGGCACCATTGCGAATTTGTGGGTGCTTACCGATTTGTTTTTGTGCATTACAGCCATGTTTTCTTCCTAAGAAAAAGCCCGGACAGTGCCGGGCTTGGTTGAGGTTATACCTGATCCGCATGAATCAGGAGTTTCGGCTGATCGTGGCACACGATCTGAGCCGTGTTGTCATCATACTCGCCTAACTCGTAGAGTGCAAAGTCTTTACGGTGTTTATGTAGTGGATTATCATCATTTTCGCGATTTACTTCGTCTGTAAATGCGCGAAGGGCTACGCCCTGAGACGGAACGAAATAAGGACGCCCGAAAGCGTCAGCTGCCGAATCACGAACAGAGCAGATAATAAGTTTCATTGTAAGTTCCTTTTAAGTTTGTTAATTTTGGCCATAAGTACAGTTTCCTTAACAGCCAGTCTTTCAGGTGAGGACTCATCTGAATGTTTCAAGGCATTGAGTATACGATTTTGTTTTATAGCTTCGAACTCATAAGGTTCTATCGCATCGTATTTTTTGTCGTAGTAACGAGGTGGTTTAATACGTCGTCCGTCACGAAGCCGGACGGAGTCAGACGGATAAACGTCTTGGTAATATTTGTCGAACCAATTTTGTCCGATTCCGGGTTTAAGTGACATTTTGTTGAATTCCGGTTTGACGTATACACGCTCGCCGGATTCAGGATCAATTCCCCGGTAATAGATTTCTCGATAAGGTTCTCCGGTTTTTGGATTGATGTCTTGTACGCGTCCAGTAGCTTTTTGAGTGACGTAGCGGGCCACGTAAGCAGCGGATGTTTCCGTCGCGGTACCGACGGTGGAATGTCCAAAAGGCCAGAGGCTTTCCAAGTGTGGCGAACGATAGACGGTGTCTCCGTTGTGATTGACTTTGTGTTCATATTTATCCTTGAAGTCATAGTTAAAGAGTATGGCGTGAAAATGTGGCCGTTTGAATTCGTCCCCATATTCTCCGCACATATAAAAGCGAATATTCGCATTTTGGTTTGCTTTGCGTAAACGTTTCATGAACTTTTGAAAGTGTTCATAATGTAGATCACCATTTTTTGGAAGGTGTTCTGGCGCGTACGTAAGTGTAATAAAGCAATTTTTTTCGAATTGAGATGCCTCATGCATGCATCTGACCGCCCACATTCTGGATCGGTCTATTCGACAGCCCATGCATTGTCCGCATGGGAGTTTCATTGGATCACCCTCGCCTGAGCGAGGGTTGAATTTAATGTTTCCGTCTTCAGTTTTCACTGCAGACAGAGGGTAATAACAAGGCATATATCCTTTCAGCCCCTTTCGGGGCATGGATTTTTAATTAATTAGAAGCGGAATCCGCCACGCATAGGGTTGCTACGCATGTTGGCCGCAGCCGTTGTTTTAATGTTGTGTTTGAAGCGCTTTGCGCTTTTGTGTTTGGAAACGCCATGGCGTGAAAGAGGTTTCATTTTTCAAATTTCCTTTAGTTTTGTAGTTGAACCAAGTAAGTTGGTGTCACCTAGCACAGTAGACATCAAGTAGGTCTACTGTGCCCCGACTTCGTCGGGTCCCTTCGGGCTAGGTGACGGTGTGGGTTTGGGTGCTAATCCAAGTTCCCTCACAGTCTCTAGATTAGCAGGATTCGTGACAAAGTCAACGAATTGTCCAGGATCGTTGTCGAAACGAGCCCTGATATTTGAATTAAGACCATCAAA